TGTGTCGATGCGCATCCCCACCGCTGCGCTGTTCTCGCCCGACAAGGGCAAGGGCTACGACCCCGAGAAGGGCTTCAGGGGCATGAGCAAGGATTTTGCTGACAGCCTGGCAAAGAAGACGCTCTTTGCCATCAGCACCGACAGCATCCGCGCCCGCATGTTCGCTGGCGAGACCGCGAAGGCCATGAGCGTTGGCACCGGCTCCTCGGGCGGCTACCTGCTGCCCGAGGAGTTCGTGGCCGAGGTTGCCCGCAAGCTGGTTCACACCAGCGTCTTCCTTGGCTCTTGCCGGGTGTGGAACGGTGTGGACATGATCGGCAAGATGCCTCGGGAAACCGGCACGGTGAACGTGACCATCGGTCCCGAGCTGACCACGCCCACGCAGACCCAGCCGACCCTGGGCCAGCTGACCTGGGCGTTGCAGAAGCGCATCGCGCTCACCAACCTGCCCCAAGAGTTGTGGAAGTTCAGCGGCGTGGATGTGCTAAACCTGCTGGCGACGATGTTCGCCGAGCAGTTCCAGAAGACCGAGGACTACTACTACCTCCTCGGCTCGGGCAGCAACCAGCCCATGGGCCTGCTGACGCAGACAACGGGCATGACCAGCCTGCCCATTGCGGGAGCGGCCACCGTCTGGCAGGACTTGTTCGCACTGAAGCACAGCGTCAAGAGCCAGTATCGCGTTGAGAAGGCCAATTGCGTCTACATGGCCAACAACGCCACCATTGAGCTCTTGGCCACGCTCACCGATGACCAGAACCGCCCGGTGTTCCTTGATCGCGGCGCGGACGGCATCGGCTCCGCCAACATCCCCCCGCAGACCGTGGGCTTCATCGCTGGACACGCGGTGCTGGAGAACCCCTACGTTCCCGGCCCGCAGTGCGAGACCCTGAACGGCACCATCATCACCAGCACGGCGACCACCAGCCAGGTCGTCTTCGGCAACCTGGAGCGCGGCTACTACGCCTTCAAGGGTCCGCAGATGGAAGTCAAGACCAGCGACCAGGCGTATGACGCCTTCTTGAACGATGGCCTCTACACTCGCGCCATCGACTTCCTGGACGGCAAGCCTGCGATTCCCGAGGCCATCGCCATCCTGACGGGCGTGCGGTAAGCCAAAGCTGAATCACCCGGACCCTGCCAGGCGGCGGGGCCGGGTGGTCCAACCCTTCCAAACTCCGAGGTCATCATGGGCAACGCAACTGGGGTTGTGGGCTACGGCTCACTCCCCGAACAGATCCAGTTCGTGGGCGCATCGAGCGTGGCGGGCACCAAGCCCACCACCCTGGGCGTCCCCACCCTTTCCCCTGCTGTGCAGTCCGCAAGCTTCAACACCGGCGGCATCCAGCGCAAGGGTGCCAACGTGGCCATTGCCAACATCCAGGCCGGTGCCATCGTGGCCAGCGGCTTGTTCGCGGTCAAGGTGCAGCACAGCAACGACGATGGCGTGACCGATCCCTACACCGACCTGGCCGCTTCCGCCCAGGGCAACATCAACTGGACCGACATCGCGGGCACCGCTCATGCGGCCTCGGTGACGGCCTCGGTCGGCGGTGCGGCCGCCAACACCGATACCCAGCTGGTGACGGACCTGCGCGGTGCCAAGCTGTGGGTGCGCTACGTCTACACCCTGTCGAGCGGCACCAGCGTTCTGCTGGGTGCCAGCACCCTGCTGGGCGCTTATGACACCCTGCCGGCCAGCGGCAACTAAGACAACCCTGGGGATGCGGCCCTAGCTTTCAGGCGAGGACCGCATCCCCATTTTCCTTGGGAGAACGTCAATGCGCACCGAAGCCAGCGAGAAAGAAGAAGCCGAGTTCAACGCCCCTGGCAAGCCGATCAGGCTCAAGGCACCGGCAGGCGGCCCGGACATCAAGGTCATCGTCGATGGCGCCAAGCGGCTGATTCCTGCAGGCACGGTGTTCGTGCTTGGCCAGCCCAAGCGCGCCAGGCAGCTCATTGAGCTGGGGCTGGCCCATGAGACCACCGAGCCAACCGCTGAGGAAAAGGCCAAGTCCGCTGCCGAGGATGAGGTGGCGACTGACCTAGTGATGGCCGAGATGCGCGCCAGGGCCGGGAAGATCGTGGCCGAGCGCAAGGAGAAGCGCGCCAAGTTCGAGGCCGTCATTCGCAAAATGAACGCTGAGACCCTGGATGCCGAGCTTGAGAAGCGCGGCCTGAAGAATGTGCTGCCCAACACCGAGGCCAAGGTGTCGACCATTGTGGCTGATGAGCTGGCCAAGGTGTCGGAGTAAGGCGTGACGACCGCCTATTGCACAACTGCTGATGTGGCTATGGCGGCGGGCAAGTATCAAACCTTGTCCGCCGCTGAGACCACGGCAGCATCGGCGTCTATCATCCAAGCGCAGGCCATCATTGAGAAGGCCACCGGCACCTTTTTTTACCAGGCACACTTGCAGGTGACGACCGAGCCGGTGAACCGTGTGCAGACCCGCCTTTTCTTGCCCGCACCCTGCTTGAGCATCGACAACAACACCATCACCGAGAACGGCTCTGTGCTGACCTTGGGCACGGACTTCTTGCTCTACCAGCCGAGCCCTGGCGGTATTCCCACCGGTCCCGGCTACCTCGAGAAGATGGCGGACAGCGTGGCCGATTGGGTTGGCCCTGCCGCCATTGCTCCATGGGTGAAGCTCCAGCAAAGCGTGGTGGTGAGCGGCGTATTTGGCTATGCCTCGGTGCCTGCCGACATCAACAAGCTCTGCGCTTGGAAGGCCGCTGAACTCCTGGGCTGGCTGACCATCGACTACTCGGACGGTGGCGGCATCAGCCATCAGGTGGGCAAAAACGGCATGCCTGATTGGGCGCTGCGCATCCTGCGCGGGCGCACGGTGAACTTCTTGGACGAACAGTATTTCGGCATCAAGGTGCTCTCTTGAGCGCCGCCGCCAATCTCATGGCGGAGTTGGTGGACCTGCTCTCTACCGCCGCGCCAACCCTGGCGATTCCCATCGACCCTGCCCGCGTGTTCCAGATGCAGCCGGACGCCAACGGGCAGACGCCTTACCTGGTGGTGGTGCTCCCCAATCCGTTCTTGGTGAGCGAGTGGTCGGGGTCAGGCCAGCTTGTGGATACCCACTTCTTCGCCGAGGTTCAGGTGGTGACGCAACTCCCGCGAGGCGTAGCACACATCCTGGGAGACAACACCCAGCCCGGAGAAATGAACCTGGTTGAATCTATCATCGATGCGCTGGAAAACAACTTTGCGGCTTTCAAGGCTGCCGCGCCATCCCTGGTGGATTACCGGGTCAAGGCCGGTGGCGCGTTGGTAGATGCCGCTACCGGCTGGCTCATCCAATGCCCCATCACCATCGATTTCTGGACCCGCACTACTGCGGGCAACCGCTAACTGGAGGCGCATCAATGCGCATCTTCTTTGAGCCCGAGAATAGCGACCTGGAAGAAATCAACGTCCTGCACCGTGGGCGGCTGGTCCTGCTGAAGCGTGGGGTGCCGAGCATGGACTTTGCCCAGGACTTCGCCGATGAGCTGCTCCGCGTCCACGCCGGGAAGTTCCGCGAGGCCGCGGCTGACGAACTGCCCGAGGCGCCCCAGTGAGCGCCCTGCTGGATGAGATGCGGGCGGTGGCGCATCAGGACGCCGCGCACATCGTGGATGACTTCTACGCCTTCCTGGTCTCGGGCCGTGACGAGGTGCAGAGCCTTTTCGCCAAGGTAGCTGGCGTCAAGAGCTTGGCCGATGAGGCGCGCCTGCTGGCGTTGCCCGAGGCCGAGCGCAAGGCTGCGCTAGAGACCGTTTTCCGCGACACCAGCGAGAAGGTGGCTGCTGGCGTCCTGATAGCCCGGTCCGCGCTCGACATGCCCGCTCCGGTGGCCTCCACGGCTCCCACAAGCCATTCCGTAGGTTTTGAGGCCCCGGCGGGGCCATCCGCACCCCAAGCCTGACATTGAGGGCTTAAAACCCTTTTTAGGAGTTCGCCATGCCCGCTCTTGGCCACAACGGCAGTTTACAGATGGTAAAAGAGGTGACTTGGGGCACGGACCCTGGCAGCGGCTACACCGGCCAGCCCGTCACCGGCGAGACCCTTGAAACCAAGCAGGCTTACCTGTGGGGCACGCCCGTCCAAGGCACTCGCGAGGTCACCGCGCAGAAGGTGCTGGCTGGTGTGACGGCCAGCGGAGGCATCAGCTTCGATGCTGACGTCGAGGGCATTCTTGGCATGTGCCTCAAGGGCATCCTCATCGGCGAGACCTACGCCACCAATGGCTCAGGCAATGGCGGCACGCACACCTTCGCACCGACCAGCGAGCCCACGGCGGTTCCGAGCTTCAGCATCCTGGTCAACCGGGACAACGTGATTGGTGCCGCTGGCAACGTGTGGGATTACGTTGGCAGCACGGTGGACAAGCTCTCGCTCTCAGCATCCGAGGGTCAGCTCCTGAAGGCCAGCGCGACCTTCAGCAGCAAAAGCGGCGCACCTTCCGCCACCGCCGTGACACCCACCTACGCCACGCAGATGCCCCTGGTCTACCGCAACGGGACTTTCACTGTGGGCGGTGTTGCGACTGCGCTCAAGAGCTTCAAGCTGGACATCGACAGCGGCAACTACAACAAGCGCGGGCAGCTGGGCTCGCAATACATCCAGCAGCAGCAGCCGGGCGCGCTCAAGGTGACGGGCAGCTTGTCCGCCTACTTCGATAACATGACCCTGCTGACCGATTACCTCAACGGCACGGATGCCATCCTGAGCATGGCTTTCACCGGCGCGGCGCTGGGCACTAGCACCAGGGGCCTCACCATCCTCATCCCGGTGGCGCAGTTCACCGGCAAGACCCCCAACATCAAGGGCGCGGCCAGCGAGATCATGCTTGACCTGCCTTTCACCGCCTGGCTCTCGGGCTCGGGCAGCCCCAACCACCTCATCCAGGCCACGCTCATCAACTCGCAGCAGTCCGCCTACTAAGCCGGGGCGCGCCATGGCTGACCTTATCACCATCACGGTCCCACCCGAACTGACAGCCCTGCTTGAGAAATTAAGCGGGGCTGATCAGCTTAAGGCGTCCACCGATGCCGCCAAAGCCGCTGGGCCGGTGCTCACTCGCCAGCTCGTCGAACAGGCGCAAAGCTCGGCGGGCAGCGGCCCTTTCGCGTCCGGCTGGCTGGCCCAGCCTGCGGGGCCAGGGCTCTCCGTTACCAACAGCATGGGCGTGTCGGCGTTCATCGAGTTTTCCACGCGGGCGCATAAGATTCAGGCGCGTCCTGGCGGCGTCCTCGCCTGGGTGCCGGGGCGCGGGGCTTTCTCGGCGGTCAATGCCAGCAAGGCCAAGGCTGGGGCGGGTTGGGTATTTGCCCAGAGCGTCAATCACCCTGGCACCGTGGGCAAGGACGTGTTCGGCATCACCATTCGCGGCAAAGGTGGCGACACAATCTTTGATGCCATGACCACCGAGGCCACGGAATACTTGGAGGGCGCGCCATGAAAAAGCACCAGAAGCCCACCGTCACCACGCTCATCCCCAGCAAGAAAGAAACGGGCCGCCTGCTCATGGCGCTCAAGGATGGCGAGGAACCCTCTGCGCTTCGCCTCTTGCGCGGCCTCGCCTATGAGGGCCTCTTGGCCCAGCGGACACCCGCCATGGATGCGCGCAAAATGGTCTTAGGCCCTGCCATGGAAGAACTCGCCAAGCGCGTGCGCTTTAACGTCACCTTCGAGTAGGCCGTGGCCGACAACACCGTTCAATTTAATGTGGTCTTCAACAAGGACACCGGCGAGCTTGTCTCGGCGGCGTCTGACGTTCAGGCTCTGTCTGATGCTGTCGCCAGTGCCGGTGGCCAAGCGCGTAATGCCAAGGGGCAATTCACTTCATTGGGCGATTCCGCGAATGATGCCGGGGCCGCCATGGGAGAGCTTGGCGATGCCGCAGAAGGCGCTGGCGATGCCGTGGAGGACGCGGGCGACAAAGGCCCGGATGTCATGGACAAGATGGAGCACCACATCACGCGCGCTGTGCTGTCTCTGGTGCTCATGCAGGCCGCGCTCGAAGGCGTGATGGGCGTGGTCAAGCAGGATGAGGGCTTCCAGCAATTACAGACCACCTTTGAGGATGTGGCCGCGTCTATCCTGGGCTCAGATGGCCTTGGCCCTGCGTTGCACACGATGTTTGACGGCTTGAGCGGACTGGTGCAGGTGGCTGGCGGCATCATCGTGGCGCTGTCGCCAGTGGCGGACTTAATCAAGGATACGCTCTCTGCGGCCTTTACGCTCATCACCCGCGATATCATGGTGGTCATTGACCTGCTCACCGGGCAATGGCGGGCGGCTTGGAATGATGCCAAGGATGGCGTCAAAGAGTTCGGCGATAGCTACACTGGCCTTGGCGACCACATTGTAGATTCCACAACCAAAGCCAATGAGATGATGAGCAAGGGCCTGGACCAGATGGCCGGGACTCAGAAGGTTTACACCAAGCAGATGGAGGATGTCGACAACGCCGCCCTGGCCGCCAAGATTACCCACAACGAGGCGATGCTAAAGGCCGAGGAAGAAGCTGACAACGCCACCAAGGCACTTGCCACCACTACGGGAGCGCAGAAGCTGGCGTTGGTCGAGAAGGACTTGGAGGCCGAGACCAAGACCATTCAGGCCAATCTCACCATCCAAGAGACGGAGCTGAAGAACAAGCTCGCCTCGCGGCAGGTCACACAGGCACAGTATGACCAGCAGATGGCAGCCGCCATCGAGAAAGCCGGGGACGCACAGACTGCTGCGCAGAGCAAGGCCAGCGCCGAGGCCGTGAAAATCAAGGCCGAGGAGCTAAAGCAAAAGGTGGCGCTGGAGAACGAGGCCCTCACGGACGAGGAGAAAAACAACGACGTCCAGGCAAAACTTCTTGTCACCAAATATGCGGCCATTGCCTCGGACACAAAAAAAGGTGAGGCCGATAGGTTGGCGGCAGTCCAGGCAGAACTGGCGGCTGAAATAGCTGCGCTCCAGGCAAATGAAAAGCTGGAAGAACAGGCGTTGAAAAACAAGCTGAACTCGCGCCAGATCACCCAGGCGCAGTATGACCAGCAGTTGATTGCGCTGAACAAAAAAACGCAAAATGAGATCAACCAGGACACCGCCAAAGCCACAACTGAAAGCGCAAAGATTCAGGAAGAGGCGAACAAAAAAATAATGGATAGCATGGAGCAGGTGGGAGAGGCGGCGGAGAAGGCGGCAGAGAAGCAGATCGCATCCGGGCACAGTGCCGGGGATGCCGCCAAGGCCGCTGGTGCCCAACTGATCGAGACAGCCGCAGACACGGCGGCAAAGAATATTACAATCATGGGAGCGTCCGCTGCCGCCACGGCCTTCGCCTCGGCTGGCAATCCCTACCTTGGCGCTATTGAGGCGGCGGCGGTCTTTGCTTGGTATGCAGGCCTTGCCGCCATCGTGGGTGGCGTGGGGGCTGAGATTGGCTCGGCTATGATGCCGTCCGATTCGAGTTCTTCAAGCAGCAGCTCATCCTCGGGGTCAAGCAGCTCATCGGGCACAGATAAGAGCACCGTCTCGCACGAAATCAGCGAGACCACGAACAAGGACGGGAGCGTCACCACCACCGACACCGCGACCACCAAGACCACCAATTCAGACGGCACCACGTCCACATCGACCGAGACCACCAAGACCACTACGATGAACGGCGTGCAAATCAGTCAGACGTCCACCGATTCAAGCGGCAGCTCGACCACCACCACAGGGACGGCCGCAACAAGCGCGGCCACAACCTCAACGGCGGCATCTTCAACAACGGCGGCATCTTCGTCAGACACCAGCTCGGGTGTCAGCGGGCAGCTCACGGTCAACGTGCTCCTTGATTCCAAGGTGCTGCTGACCATGATTCGCAACGCCAGCTTCAACGGGAACTTGGTCATCTCGGCCAACGCCATTCAGAGCTGACATGTATATCTACGCAGATAGCATTTCAAATCTTGCGAAGTCTGGCGCGGGCATCACGGCCAGCAGCAGCAATCCCTATTTCCCGGTGGCCAACATTTGCGGCAATCCCTTAGCCTGTAAGACCTGGCGCAGCCTGACACAAAATGCGGCCACCGAGACCTTGAGCATCGACCTGGGCGGCACGGTGACGGGCGCGCAATACCCAAGCGGCCTTGACTTGCTGGTGGACTATTGGAACGCCAATGCGACCTGCTCAAGCGTGACCTGGGCTGTCTTCAACGGGGCATCCATGGGGTCAAGCGGGACGGTTTCTCTGCTTGGTTCCGCTGGTGGCCCAGGCTGGATTAACATCCCATCAGCTGCGCTTGGCGCTGGTCAGACAAGCCTGCAGCTCACTTTCAACCGCACGGCCAGCACCACAAGCTATATCGAGGTGGGCAAGCTGCTCTTGGGTGCGCGCCTGGATACCGCAAGCGTGGGCATGAATCAGGGCGGCTTTACGCGCACCTTCGGCGAGATAAAGAACAACGCCTTGGCGGTCCTGGGCCAGGATTACAGCGAGAAGGTGGCCACCTACTGGCAGGGTGCGCTGACCATCGCCTTTTCCACCGAGGCGGTAGAGACCCAGCTTCGCGCGTTGTTTGCGGCCAACGGAACCTACAACCCTTGGTGGGTCACCATCCTGCCGGGAGACACCAGCACATCGGAGTTCGGCTTTCCGCGCTATGTCAAGGCCGTCACTATGCCATCTGAAAAGTCGGTGTTCTACATCGGCGGCGGCCCCGCCATCTGGTCCCTATCCCTCTCGCTCAAGAAGCAACTATGACGATGCCCGGCCAATACATCGACCCCAACCCGCCAACCACGCTGGCCCAGGTGTTGGCCAGCACAGACGCCGCGCCTATCTTCCTGCTGGAGGTTGAGGCTGGTATCACCATGCACGCCTGGTATCCCCTGGTGGCCAATGGCCACACCTACGGCAGCGCCTACGCCCACGTGCTGGGCGATGGCTCGGGCCAGCTCAACGACAGCGTAGACATCATTACCGGCGTCATCGTCAACGGCGTGGAGCTGACAGCCGGGGCATCGGTGGATGACGTGGTCAACCACAACGGCTATTGGTTTTGGGATGGCGCGGCAAGCCAGAGCCTTATCATCAGCATGCCGGACGGCAGCAATCCCATGGCACGCGGCGTAACCGTCGAGGCCATGGCGACCATGTATTTCAGCGATGGTCCCACGGATGCCGGGGGTTTTGCCTGGCAGGCCCGCATCAGCTCATGGCCCGGCCTCTCGCGGTCGGTGACGGCGGATTTCAGCAGCATCACTCAAGTGGGCGGAGGCTCCATTGAGCTTGCCAACGCGGACCATTATTTTGACCAGCGCCGCACCTACAATTGGGATGCTGGCTGGGCGCGGCTCATCATGGGCGCAGCCGGATTGCCCTGGGACCAGTTCGTGCCCCTGGCCACTTTCGTGGTGAGCTCGACCAAGGCAGAGCTGGGAAAGTTCACGCTCAACGTGCAAGACCCCAAGGTCTTGTGCGACACCCTTTTCCCGACTGCGCTTTACGCGCTGGCCGATTACCCAGCCATGGATACTGGCAGCGTTGGCAAGCCGTTACAGCTCTCCTACGGCGTCATCGTGGGGGCCTCGCCGGTCTGCATCGATACCGTTAACGGGGTATTCAAGCTTGCGGGCCATCCCATCACCAGCGTGCAGCAGGTGCGCGTCAAGGATTCATCGGACATCTGGCAGGTGGCGGCATTCTTTGACCTGGACGCGGTGAACGCCACTATCACCATGGACCCCGGCGTGACATGGGAGGCTGGCCAGGACATCGTGATGGACTTCACCGGCAAGCCCTTGCCCAACGGCCAGCCCATGATCAACCCCGCAGATATCGTGCAGGACATCATTGAGCAGCTCGGTTTTGATGCGAGCACGGCGGGATTCCTGGCGGCTCACAACTGGTATGACATCGGCTACTACTGGCCCAACCCGCTCAACCGGGCGGTCACCCATCAGCTGGGCATCTACATCGACAGCCAGGGCCAGGCCATCACCACCATCAACGAGATTTGTGTCAACGTCCGCGCCTATCTCCAGACGGCTACGGATGGCACTTTCACGTTGACCCCCTTTCGCAGCTACCGCCGCACCGAGTGCCTGCAAATCACCGACACCAACAACTTGCAGCCCGGCGTGGTCATCGACGGCAGCGGGACCACCTCCACGATGGTGCAGGCCGGGACCAAAATCAGTCAATGCGTTGTCACCTACGGCGTCAAGAGCTCAGAGAACACCCAGCAGGTGGCGACCATCACCGACATGGCCAACCAATATTCTCGCGGCCTCGCTGCGCCGGTGCAAGAGACCGTGGACGCCTTGTTCTCGGGCCAGGATGATGCCGCGTGGCTGGGG